GGCACATGGTTACTGGCGAAAAAACAGTGCCATGCAAATTCAATGAGAAGGGAGAACTGACATCATGAAGCTGCCAGACAAGGTTTATGACATACTCAAGTGGGTCGGCCTGGTTTGCCTCCCGGCCTGCGCCTGGTATGTTCTGGAGATCGGAGAAGTCGCCGGCATCGTTAACCCGGAAGGCATCGCGAAGATCCTCAACGCCACCGGCACCCTGCTGGGCTTGCTGATCGGCGTCTCGACTTACAGCTACAACATGGACAAGGAGGAGTGAACCAATGGACCAGACATTCACCCTCGGAGGGTTGGTGGCGATCCTTGCGGCGGTCATGAGCATCGCTGGGTTCTTCGCATGGATCAACAAGCCACTGGAACAGATAAAGGACCACGAAAGACGGATCAAAGCGCAGGAAGACGAAGCGGAGAAAAGAGAAGCCCGGGAAAAGTTCACGATCAGCGCCCTGAACGCACTCGTGAATCATATGATCGACGGGAACAACACGGATGAGCTCCGGAGAGTCCGCGACGAATACCAGCGCGAGATTATAAACCATTGACTGCGCGTCCCCTTCGCAGCCGAAAGAGAGCCCTGACCCCCACGGGGCTCTTTTTTTCGTGGGACAATTCATGGGACAAAAAAACCGGAAAAACCAGGAAATCAACAACATAGAACAACACAAAAAGCCCATAAAATGCGGGTTTCTGCAGAGATATACATATATCGGCCGTATCTCCTCACGCGCTCCTGACACGTAAAAAGCCCATAAAATGGGCTCTTTTTTTATCCGTGGGACAAAAATGGGACAATTTAATGAACGGAGTCAAGGAACGAGACCAGATCATCGTCCGTTTTTTGCAAAAGGTGGGTGTATGTTTTGAGCGTTTGATTTATCGACGCATGGCCGAGACGACGAGACACCGCGACGATATTCACGCCGGAGTTTATCAGGAGCGTCGCATGAGAATGACGCAGATCATGGATGCGGATGGCCTGCACCCCGGATTCTTTGATCGCAGCCGTGAAGACCCGCTGCAGCGAGGATATGCTGAGCGACTGCTTCTCGCCGAAGACAAACGGATCAGCATGATCCAGGAGCGGAGCGATGACGGCAGCGGTCCTGGCATCCAGGGAAATCGTGCGTTCACACGAGTCGACCTTCAGCGGAAGAAAGCCGTTTTTATAATGCTTGATCGAGCGCCAAATATGAACCTTGTTTCCTTTGACATCATCCCGGCATAAGGCCAGGGCCTCACCACGCCGGCAACCGGTCCAGAACAGAAAGATGAAGATCGGCTGCCATGCTTCCGGGACATATTCGAGAAACCGGTCAAACTGATCCGGAGTCCATACAGGCCGTTCCTTTTTCTCTTCCCGGGTCAGCTTGTACGGAGTAAGAACAGCGGCCGCATTCGGCAGGCCATAAACGCGCTCAGCATACGAACAGACGCCCTTCACATAACCAATGCCGTGATTCATAGTCCGTGAAGCTAATCCGGACGTTCTGAGGCCGTTCCGCCACTGCACCAGAGATTCACGCGTGATCTTCTCGAAGGGCTCGCTGAAGGCCGGGAAATGGCCCACAAGGAACGCCCGCTTCCGCTGGGCAGTCGACGGAGAAGAGTCAAGCGCGGCCAGGTATTCTTCGAACAGATCCTCAAACGTTTTCCCGGTCCGCTTAGGGCCGGCCGTTTTCTGTTCCGCCTCCCACAGCAGAGCATCCCGCCGGGTGGAGAAACCGCGCTTTTTTATCTGCTTTGTTTTTCCGTCGATTTTGACTGTATATTTGCAGTACCACGTCCCGCGTTTTTCATCTTTATAGGCCGGCATCGGTTATTTCCTTTGAAACGAAAGAAGGGTCGACACCAAGCACGGCGCAGAGCTCCATGAACTGGTGCGCATACATCTGACGCTTTCCCTTTTCCCAATTATGAACAGTGGCCTTGCTGACGCCCATCCGATCGGCAACATACTGCTGCGAATAGCCTTTTTCTTTGCGGTATTTCGCGAATGTTTCACCTATTTTTTTATTATAATCATCCATTTTGTTTACTCTCCGTGCACTTTCATAATACAACCGGATAATAAAAATTACAAAATATCTGTTGCAATTTACTCTCAGTAAACATAAAATGGTCTCAAGGTGAAGTTCACCGAAAGTAAACAGAAAGGAGGAACGATGGAAAACATCAAGTTCACGGTGAAGATGATGGCGGCCTACATGAAGGAAACAATCGCAGACCTGGCAGAGCACGCCGGCATCGATCCGACACATCTGCAACAGGTATCGACAGGAAGGCTGAAGATGTCCGCAGATGATCTCGTGAAACTGTCTGATTATACAGGCATCGACGTTCATAACATCGACTACTAATTTTTTTAAGTAATGCGTTTACTAATAGTGAACAGAAAGGAGGACCATGAAAACAAGGGAGGACCTGATCCAGGAAAACTGGCTCTGCCGGAGCGACATCATGACGCTATTCAAGATAAACAGATCCGGCGCGGAAAAAATCTTCACCCTGGCACACCAGAGAGACGAAGAAAAGCTCGGCCGGGCACGGATGCCCTACTACGGGAGGAAGGTCAGCCTGAAATCAGCAATCTGGGCCAGCGGCTCAGACTTCAACATGCTACTGAAACAAATAAAAAGCGGCACCACCCCTGCAAAGTGAAGCGCCGCAACTCAAACGGATATATAAAAATATCCGTCCAAATCATAACAGAAAGGACGAGAAAATGTTGTTTTTAAAAATTAAACCACACGGCCCGGAAGAAAAGCCGGCCCACAGCTGCAAGGTCATCGCATCGATGACATGGCAGGAGCCAATTATCTTAGACTACTCGAAAAAGTATGATGCCTGGAACTGCAGAGACACAGACAATGAAGAAGATGCAAAGCTGACAGCAATGGGAGCCGAGAACATGATCGGCTGGGTCTATGCTGACGAGATCTTCTGGCAAACCGTAATTGCCAGACGGGAGGCCGAACATGAAGCTCAGTGACACATACACCAGGGAAGACGTTCTGAACATCAACTTCCTGACCTTCATGACATCGATGGTCATGCTGATCCTTTCCATCATCGCAAAGATGGCCGGGATCATCTGAGAGGCGCAGCATGAACAGAAAAGAAGTCAGAGACTTTGTCACAGACGACAAAAACTGGGAAGCCTTAGACGGCAACGATTACATCCGGCTGGAGATCCTGCGCATCGGCAGCCTGGCCTTCGGGCAGATCGCGATGAACGAGATCCTCAACAGGACGGAGCTGATTCTGCACCCGGAAGCAACACCAAAGCATGGATTCAAACGCCAGGGTTATTATTACGAGCTCGACGAAGAGAACCACCTGGTCGGCTATTCGATCAGCCTGACATCACTGCTGGACCGCGTATGGAAAGAGGACAAAAAATGATTGCCCGCTGCGTTGAGTGCGGCCTGCTCTTTAACACAGATAAAGGCGGGATCTTCGGAAGAGAATCCGGGAACTGGCTCTGCCCGACATGCACGAGAGGTTATAACGACATAGCCAGCCGGCAGATGATCGTCGCGTTTAAAAGAATGAGCGACCTGGAACGCCAGGCGTTCGCAGACGTAACACTTCCCGGATGGGGAGACTTTGATGAGGAGGTCAGAGATGAATTACAGAAATAATAACAGAAGCAACATCCCACCGGTAAAGAGCGTGCTGGGCGGACACCAAGCAGTATGCGAATGCGCAGACATCTGGGGAGTCAAAAAGATTCTTCAGGTATCAGACGAGCGCACCGACGTATATCACATGGAAATCCCGACGGATGACGGATATAAAAACATACACATCGAAGCAGCCGAGCTTCTGGACGGTCTGACAAAACTGGACGTTAAAGAGTTTGCTCGGGCGCTCTCGAAAACAGACAGATTCAAGGAAGTGTTAAAAGCACTGCAGGAGACAATATGAGAGACAACAGAGAACTGATAGAAGATCTTCAGGGCGGTTATGACCCGACACCAGAAGACCACGTCAGAGAGCTCGAAAGACTGAGCGCACTGGCCGAAGAAGCCGCCGACAAGATCCTCGCCCAGGATCAAGCAATCAAAACACTGACAGCGGCCGTCGGCTTCCTGAATGATGACCCTTACAGAGTCCTGAGCCGGATCGACGTCGGGGAACACATCGAGAAGAAAAACGGTCTCAATTACCTGAGCTGGGCGTGGGCCTGGGACACCTTGATGCGCTTATATCCTGATTCAGAAAACGGCATAAACCGCCCGGAGAGCGGCCTGCCATACTGGACGGACGGAAAGACCTGCTGGGTCGACGTCAGCGTCACAGTGACCTGGAATGGCGGCACACGGGAGCGTGGTGAGGTCTTCCCGATCATGGACCACCGGAACAAGAGCATCCCGCTGGAGAACGTGACGAGTTTCGACATCAACACAGCCCTGCAGCGCGCCTGGACGAAATGCATTGCAAGACACGGGCTCGGCTTCTACATTTACGCCGGGCAGGATCTGCCGAACGAAGTGATCGAGGAGCAGAAGAAACCGGTGACGGAAGAACAGGTCGCTCAGATCCGCGAGTTATACACGGAGGAAGAGATCGGCAAGATGCTGAAGAACCTCCGGAAGAAGAAGCTCGAAGAAATCAACAACGCGCAGGCTGAGAAGATGATCAACAGCAGAGACCGGTCACTGGTAAATGACCAGAGCCCGACCTTCTGATGGGAAAAAGATTCAGATACACAGACACGCCCTCGCTGATCCAGGGAGACATCCCGGACGGCGAGGAGGTCTGCGCCATCACCGGTGCAGAGATGCACTGCGACTTCCACCACATCATGAACGGGAACAAGATCATGAAAGCACGAGCCGAAGAGATCGGCGCCTGGATCTGGCTTGATCCGGTAGAGCACTACAAGCTGCACAACACGCCGGAAGGAATAGCAAAGCAGCAGGAGTTTAAAGAACGCTGTCAGATCGAGTTCGAGAAGGACCACACCCGGAAAGAGTGGATGGGACTGTTTCACAAAAATTACAGAGAGGACGAAGAGATGAACCAGGCAAAACAGGTCCTGGAGTATATCCAGGAAAACGGCAGCATCACACAAAAGGAAGCAACACGGAAACTCGGCGTGGGGCGTTTAGCGGCCCGAATCAGCGACCTGCGTGCAGAGGGCTACAACATACAGACCGAGATGATTCCGGTCCGTACAAGAGGCGGGAAGACCCGCGTGGCGAGGTATTACCTTGAATGACGGCGGCTGGGTGAAGATCCACCGGAGCATGCTGAACTGGGAGTGGTGGGACGATCAGAACACAGCGAGAGTCTGGCTGACCGTCCTGCTTCTCGCAAACCACAAAGCAGAGCGCTGGCACGGGCAGACGATTGAAGCCGGCCAGATGGTCACCAGCTACGAGAAACTGGCCGAGCGTTCCGGGCTCACGATCCAGAAGGTCAGGACGGCGCTGAACAAGCTAAAAGAGACCGGAGAAGTGGCCGTGAAATCAACAAACAAAAACACCCTCATAACCATATTAAAATGGGCCGATTTTCAACTTTTTCCGGGTGACAGCAACAAACAAATAACAATCAAACAACAAACAAATAACAAACAATTAACAACAAACAAGAAAGAAAAGAAGTTAAGAAATAAAGAATATATATATATTACGCCGCCGGAATATATCGTTCAGCAGATGAACGGGACCCTTCCGGAAGAGACACCAGCCACAGAAGACGATATTCAGAAGATAAAGAGCATGCAGGAGAAAATGAAATGCTGAAAGAAATAAACATACACCAGGCCATCGACGCCTGCACCAAAGAAGCGGAAGCCAGGCCGGTCTATAAATTAGTACCAATAACACCCGGCGATTCGATCCGTGAATTGACATCATACCGCTTAGCGGTCGAGGAGGCCGGAGAGAGGCCGCAGAAGGCACAGAAGGAACCGGCACGGAAGATTGACCACGGGAAAATAATGGCGCTACACAGAGCCAAATGGACGCCGTCACGCATTGCGGACGAACTCGGCTGTTCTACACAGACCGTTATAAACCACATAAAGCAGGAGGAGGAAAAATGATCAACAGAGTCGTGCTGGTCGGAAGACTGGCCAGAGATCCGGAACTGAGGAAAACGACAGGAGGCATCAGCAAAACAACCTTTACAGTGGCATGCGACAAGATCGGAACCGGCGCAGACTTCATCAGCTGCGTGGCCTGGAGACAGCCGGCAGACTTCCTGGGCTTTCACGGCAAGAAGGGAAACCTGGTCGGAGTAGACGGTCGGATCAGCACCCGCACATACGAGAAGGACGGCCGCACGGTGTACGTCACAGAGGTAACTGCAGACAACGTGAGGCTCCTCGGCAGCAAGAACGAAGAAGAACCCACGGAAAAAGAAATGGCCCAGAATGAGCCCGAAAACGAGCCGTGGGCGGTCAGCTATACACCAGAGGACCTGCCGTTCTAAGGAGGAAACAATATGAAACTCAAACAATACCTTAACCCTTCGCTTTCATGCCCGGACGCGCTCTTCGAAATCACCGAAGACAACCAGGACGAGATGAAGATCCGCGGCCTTTGCCCGTACTGCGGGAAAGAAACAACCTATGGCCAGCTGATGATGTGCTCCGGTTTCGTCGGATGCCCGAACTGCTACGACGGGCCGGACGGACTCATGCAGATGGTTCTGAAGACCAAAGAGAAAGCATATGGCGATTACCTCGCCGGGAACTTTTACCGGAAGGGCTACCGGAACTGGAAGGTGAAGAAATGATGGAACCGATTATTGTTAGAATAAACAGGTATTTGACTAAAGAAGAATATCAATGTATACTTGAAGACATAAAACGAAAGAACCAAAACATTATAGTTCTTCCTCCCGAATGCGAGCTGCTATATCCGGCAGCGATCAGGTGCAAAGTCTGCAAGTTCTGGGTGCGGAGCCCGCTCGGCGGAACGTTCGGACTTTGCAGCAAGCACAAAGACATTGCCATCGCATCAGACGAGACAGACTGGTGCAGCTGGGCAGAGAGGAAAGAAGAATGATTGAAGAGAGAATAAAAAGATTCATCGACCATTACAAAGACGATGCTGTTGAAACACAATACAAGGCGGGAATTGTCAACAAGTATCTAAATGGATTCATGATTGCCTACGAACAGTTAGGCGCTGAAGAGACTTTTTCAGTTGGTCAACCTGTTTATGACGAGGATGGAAATATAATGGGATACCTTGGTATAGGATTATTTGCCAACCTTGACTATTCAACGGAAGGTCAGCAGAGAATACCATGCGAGCATTGGACGGTTTGCTTGCCGACAAAATATTGCGTTGAAGGAAAACGTGTATATACATATTGGCAGAAAGGAAAGAAGAATGAAAGAGTGGATAATTGAAGCTGACGAAAGTACATTGTTCTACATGTTCAAACACTATGAACCGCTGACACGTTGCAAAGACTGTGAGAGTCATGGCAAGCGGACAAACATCTGCGACATCTTCCATTGCCACACAAATCCGAATGGCTACTGCCACAGGGGAAGAATCTATGGACAAACAGAAAGCGGTTCAGAAAGCAAATGAACTGAAGCAGGAACTGGAAGGACTGTTTGAAGGGGAGTTCCGGACACTGTGCAACTGCGGTTATGCGGGATCATTTGATATTCACAGATACGGAACACCGACGGTTTACATCGGCGGCAGCATATTTTCTGACAGCTACTATGTGACAGTATGGGACAAAGAAAACGGAAAGCAGCACCTTTATAATTCCGGTTACAGAGCCATAACAAAAGCCGAAATGATAAACGCCCTGAGCGGAGTCATGAAGCGGAAAGAACGGCCACAGAAACAGATGGAATTATTTTGATGAGCAGGAGGAAAGATGGACATCGAAAGACTGCGCGCGTTTATTGACCTACGCGAAAATAAGGACGAGATCATGCAGGAATTAGAGGCGCTATATTATCCGATAACCAGCCCGAAGTTCGGAGAGCTCTCAGGCATGCAGCCGGGCGACCCGACGGCGCGCGCGGTCGACAAGATCCTCAAGCTTCAGGAACGGCTTCAACAGAAGACCCAGGACATCGCAGAAGAACTGGAGGCCATCGAAGACTGGCTGGACACAGTAGACGACGAGAAACTGGAGAAGATCGTCAGAGCACATTATCTTCAGGGCGTAAGCTGGAGAAGATGCACACAGCGGTTCCTGGCGTACTACTGCGAAGAGAGCGCGAAGCGTTACGTTTACAGATGGTTTGCAAAGCACACCGGCTGAACTGTTCCGTCTGTTCCGGTCCGGGTATGTTATAAAGTAATCAGTGAAAAAGGAAGGTCCGCACCGCCTTCCTTTTTTCGTGCCCGCGGTAAGGCTCGGCATTTGTATCAACAGCGGGCAGGCTCGATGATTATCGTCCTTTCAATAGCCGGGCCTTATTGGAGAACATAATGCCAAGAGATAAAGACGTGATCGACATCAGCGACCTGGAAGACTTCGAGCTGCAGGAACACCTGCGCAGGCTCTCAGACCTTGCGTCATGCCCGTGTACGACATGCAAAGCAATATGCAACAGATACGAAACAATATATGAATGCGACGCGTATCAGCTCTGGTATGAAGACAGAATGAGCAGAAGGACGAGGAAGAGGAAGAAATGAACATAGTTTATGCACTGACAGCAAACTATCACAGCAAGGCGCACCCATCCATTAAGTCACTAAGAGAACACAACCCAAACGCAAGAATAATTTTGGTGACAGACACAAACGACACGCAACTGCCTATCGACGAACTGATCGACATATCAAACCAGCACTGGTTCACACCAGGGGACGTGAACTATGCAAACCCATACACATATATCAACCTGCTAAAAGTATGCTACCCGAGCATCATCCCGAACGCTGACAAGGTGATCCACATGGATGCGGACACGATCATCTGCGACAGCCTGGAGCCGCTATGGAGAACAGACCTGACAGGGAAATGGTTTGCAGCGTGCCCGGAGTACCAAGGACCATATCACCCATTCGGGGACGTTTATTACAACATGGGCATTGCAGTAATTAACCTCCAGCAGATGAGAGAAGACAAGATTCAGGACAAGCTGGTCGAATACCTAAACGCATATAAGCAGCCATTCGCAGACCAGGACGCGTGGAACAGCTACGGGATCAGATACGACAAAGCGCTGCCGTTTCGTCTCAGATACAACGAGAACGCAGCAACAGGATTCACAAAGCGCCCAGCCATTGTTCACTACTGCGGGAACCCGAAGTGGTATGAAGACAAAACAATGCACAGAAGGGAATATTTAGAAAGATACCTATGAAGAAACACTGGGCAGCCTTTTTTTATTCCAGTCAGCAATGGCAGCACACAAGAGATTACGTCTTCAAAAGAGACAAAGGTCTCTGCCAGGACTGCCTGAAGAAAAACAAAGTAACACCGGCGGAAGAAGTGCACCATATCAAACCGATAACGCCGGACAACATAATGGACCCGAGCATCACGCTCAACGAGAACAACCTGATCAGCCTGTGCAAAGAATGCCACAAGGCCAGGCACGGAGCGCGTGATTATCGTTACACAGTTGACGAGTTCGGCCGGGTGACGATCAAGTGACACCCCCCAGGGCGAAAGCAAAAAGGAGCCGCCCCAAGAAAGATCGGAAGAGC